ATCGTCGTTGAAAAATCAAGAACAATTTATGAAAATTTATTAGAAGATGAGTTAGCAGACGAGTCTAAAGACGAAGACACTAACGAAGCAACTGACGAAGAAGTTGATGAATCTTCAAAAGACGAAGAAGTTGACGAAGCAAAAGACGAAGATGAAAAAACAGATGAGTCTAAAGATGAAAACGTTGACGAAGCAAAAGACGAAGACGAAAAAACTGATGAGTCTAAGGACGAAGAAGTTGACGAAAACTTTGCAGAAATTACACCAGAAGCAGATGATGACATGGGCGGCGATCCAGCAGACGACATGATGGCTGATATCGAAGCAGATGCAGATGGCGAAGAAGGTGACGACGACAAGGGCGACGAAGATATGGAAGACCGTGTTGTTGATTTAGAAGATGCACTTGACGACCTTAAAGCAGAATTTGAAAAAATGATGGGCGATAAGGAAGAAGGTGACGATGAAGATTCTGAGGAAGCACCAATGGACGACATGGGTGACGACGAAGAAAAGGAAGAGGAAGCATTTGCTCCTGAATCCGATCTTAGCGTAGCAGACGAAGTACCAGCATTTGAAGGTACTAAATCTAACACTGAGCAAATGAGAGAGTATGTTGAAAAAATTGCTGAGCCAAAAGGCGAAGACAATAAAGCAAAATCTCCAGTTGCTGGTGCAAATAACATGGGCGGAACAACTGCTAATATTGCAAAAGGTTCATCAGAAGAAAAAGGTGGTACTGTAAGTGCTCCTAAAACTGAAGATGGCGGCAATGTTAACGTTCCAGGTGGTAAAGCATCTAAGTCAATGTCAAACGCTAAAGGCCATGGCGCAGAGAAAAAAGGCGCAGGCGAAACAGGAACTGATGGTAAGTCAATCATTGGTTCTAAGTAATTGTTGAGGATAGTCTAAGATGATGAACCTATTACGTGAGAACTTGACATTCGACCAGGCGCAGATCGTTCTGGAATCTACTGAAGACGGCAAAGACCTTCATTTAAAAGGTATTTGCATTCAGGGTGGCGTTCGCAATGCGAACCAGCGTATATACCCCGTAAGTGAAATTAGTAGGGCTGTCAACACTCTTAACGATCAGATTCAAGGAGGATATTCAGTTCTTGGTGAAGTTGATCATCCAGAAGGCCTTAACATTAACCTTGACCGTTGTTCGCACATGATTAAAGAAATGTGGATGGATGGACCAAACGGTTATGGAAAGTTAAAAGTATTACCTACGCCGATGGGACAACTTGTTAAAACAATGCTGGAAAGCGGAGTTAAACTTGGTGTTTCATCGCGTGGTTCAGGTAACGTAAACGAAGATAGTAACGTAAGCGACTTTGAAATTATCACTGTTGATATAGTTGCTCAACCATCTGCTCCAGGCGCATATCCAACGCCAATTTACGAGCATTTGATGAATACCAAAGATGGGTATAAGGCATTTAATATGGCTCGCGAAGTCAAAGGCGACACAAAGGCACAGAAGTATTTGAAAGAATCTTTGGTAAACATTATCCAAGGTTTAAAATAAGGAGAACATGATGTTGGAAGCACTGAAATCACTTTTTGAGAATAACGTAATTTCTGAAGACATCAAAGCATCGATAGAAGAAGCATGGGCGGATAAGATCACTGAAAACCGTCAGGAAGTAACCGCAGAACTTCGCGAAGAATTTGCTCAAAAATATGACCACGATAAGTCAGTAATGGCTGAAGCAGTGGAAAAAATGGTTGAGGATAGACTTGGTGAAGAGATTACGGAATTTGCTGATGACCGCACAAAACTTGCTGAAGCGAGAGCAAAGTATCATGTGGCAATGCGTGAAAACGCAGACCTACTTAAAAACTTTGTTGTTGCACAATTAGGCAAGGAAGTTTCCGAACTACATGAAGACCAAAAAGTAATGTCAACTAAATTTGGCAAACTTGAGGAATTTGTAGTAGAGGCTTTGGCAAAAGAAATTGCTGAATTCCATGAAGATAAGAAAGATCTTGCAGAAACTAAAGTTCGACTAATTAGAGAGGCTAAGAAGCATCTCAACACAGTAAAAGAAAAATTCGTTAAAAATGGAGCGAAGGTTGTTGAAAATACTGTTGCAAAAACTCTTACAAAAGAGATTGGGCAACTTAAAGAAGACATCGACGTTGCACGTAAAAATGATTTTGGTAGAAAACTGTTTGAAACATTCCAAGAAGAGTATACTAACTCTTACTTGAATGAGAAATCAGAAACTGCTAAACTTTTAAAAGTTGTTGAAGTGAAAGACAAGCAATTAGCAGAAGCAAAAGCAACTGTTAAGAAGGCAACTAAATTAGTTGAATCTAAGGATCTTGAGTTTAAAAAAGCACAAGAAACTGCAAAAAGAAAAGATGTAATTTCCGGGTTAACTGCTCCGTTGAGCAATGAACAAAAAGAGATTATGACAGACTTACTGGAGTCTGTACAAACTGCTAATATCCAAAAACAGTTTGACAAGTATTTGCCATCCGTTATAGATGGTAACACTCCGGCAAAGAAGAAGGCGACACTTACCGAGGCAAAAGAAGTAACAGGCAACAAAGAAGAATCTAACGTTAGAAATGGCGCAAGTAATTCTGCAACAGATAATGTCGTAGATATTAGAAGACTTGCAGGATTAAAATAAGGAGAAATCAATGTCAGAACTATTAGAAAGTAGATGGCAGGAAACTAAGAGCGCATTACTTGAAGGCCTACAAGGCAATAAGAAGTCTGTTATGTCTGCTACGCTTGACAACACCAAGAAGTACTTGGCTGAGTCGGCTACAGCAGGAGCAACTTCTGCAGGTAATGTTGCAACTTTAAATAGAGTTATCCTACCAGTAATAAGAAGGGTCATGCCTACAGTGATCGCTAACGAAATCGTTGGTGTTCAACCTATGACAGGACCAGTGGGTCAAATCCACACATTAAGAGTTCGTTACTCAGACACATTAGATGATGTGACTGCAGGCGAAGAGGCTCTATCACCGTTCAAGATTGGCTTAGGCTATTCAGGTGGTGGATCTACTGATAAGGCAACGGCTACAGCGGCACTTGAAGGTGAAGCAGGTAAAAGATTGTCAATTCAGATCTTAAAACAAACAGTCGAAGCGAAGACACGTAAATTGTCAGCACGTTGGACTTTTGAGTCTGCACAAGACGCACAAGCACAACAAGGCATTGACGTAGAAGCGGAAATTATGGCGGCTTTAGCACAAGAAATTACTGCTGAAATCGATCAAGAAGTTCTTGCTTCATTACGTAACTTGGCTGGTGCGGCAGAAGCGGACGTACAATACGACCAAACTGCTGTTTCAGGTACTGCAACATTCGTCGGTGACGAACACGCGGCACTTGCTGTTATGATTAACAGAGCGGCTAATAAAATCGCACAGCGTACAAGACGTGGCGCAGGTAACTTTGCAGTGGTATCACCGCATACGTTAACTGTACTTCAGTCTGCTACAACTTCAGCGTTTGCAAGAACAACTGAAGGTACATTCGAAGCACCTACTAACACTAAACTTGTTGGTACACTAAACGGCGCAATGAAAGTATACGTAGACGCATATGCAACAGACGCAACAGACGTACTTGTTGGTTACAAAGGAACATCAGAAGCAGACGCGGCGGCATTCTATTGCCCATACATTCCGCTAATGTCTTCAGGCGTTGTTTTAGACCCAGGTACATTTGAGCCTGTAGTTTCATTCATGACAAGATATGGTTATGTAGAGTTAAACAACACTGCATCATCTCTTGGTAATGCGGCAGACTACTTGGCACGTGTATCAGTTGCGGGTGTAACATTTAGTTAATTCTTAGAATTAATTTTATTGAAAAGGGCGGTGGCAACACTGCCCTTTTTTTATGGCTATTCAAAATATATATTTTGGTAAACCTACCTCTTGCATTTTCCTACAAAGAGTGTTATATTAATAACATAGCAACAAAAAATTAATTACTTTTTGTTTATAGTGCAAGGAAGAGGCTCCTACCAAAAGAGTCGAACTTGACTGTCCAGGGGTGGTACCCAGGCTTGGTAGTAGAAATACGCTGAGTCACATCGCACTAACCCGCGGGGACAGGTTGTACGGTTTAGAAATGGTATTTCGGTCCGTGCTTGTAGGTGTACCCAAGTCCTACCTATTATGCTTATACTAAAAGGCTCTTCGGAGTCTTTTTTTATGACTAAATATTTGTATGAAGGACGAGTACACAACGGTCTTTTATGACCTTGTCCAAGAGACACAGTCCACTACAGGTTACGAACTTCCCTTAGAAGTTGAAGCGTATGTAGTAATGCTCCTTGCAGATAAGTTAGATAAACCAAATTTCCTTCCTGAAAAATCATTTGCAGAAGCGTACTTGTCATTGAAACAACCTTACAGACTGTCAGCAAAAGAACTGGGCGACACATGTCTTTTTGTTACAGGTGTATTTCCTGAATACGGATTGAGTGTTGATTACTATTCTAATATAGGTAAAAGCAGTTATAGTATTGCTACAACAAATCTTGATATTGAAATATTTGATCTATTATCGACAAAATTTGATTTTGTACGTGAATTTATCAATATAGCAACAAAGCCAAAATATTCTCCAGTTTTGTCTATTAGATAAATACTTGTGTCAAATAGTGTGCCGCAAGGCGGACTTATGCTGTTTAACCCACAGCGTACTGGATAGAACCCAGATAGGACTACTTATATAGGAGAAAACAAATGGGAAGACCAATAAATAAAAAGTTTTTCGGAGTACCTACAGCAGGTGGCAACGAAATCAAAGTAGACTTTCATAACGGCACAGCAGTTAAAG